TTTCTTCTTTCTATTGACTTATATATAAATAGGTTTATATAGTTTGTCAATGTCAGAAAGTAATAAAAATTCAACTGTATATGTTTTACAAGAGATACCAGGTACAAGATTTGGTAATCCTAAAATTAATATTGTTGGTGCAGCTGAGTATGGTGAAATAAGATTTTTGTTACCAGAGTTATCACAAATTATGTGGTCGCCTGGTCCATTAATTTTTAAATTAAGAAGTTTATTAAAAAATTATACACCTAATGATTATTTATTATTAGTTGGTGATCCTGCAATTATTGGAGTTGCATGCTCGATTGTTTCTGATATTACAAATGGTAAATACAAATTAATCAAATGGGATAAACAAGAAAGAAGATATTATCCTATCGAAATAAATTTATACGAGAAAGGAAAAATAAATGATTGATTTTGAACAAGACAAACAAAACAGTTTGAAAAAAACTGACAACATACAATCCCTTGCGGATCAAGTAGAAAAGTTAGAAGATCTTAATGTAAGATTAGAAGCTCAAGAACAAATTATAAAAGATACAAAAAAAGAAATTGACAGATTATCAGGAGAGGTTATTCCTACCATGATGTCTGAAATGGGTTTATCAGAATTAAAACTTCAAGATGGTTCTCATCTTAAAGTTTCTACGTCATACAAAGCTTCAATTACAGAAGCAAATAAAGAGATGGCGTTTAACTGGCTTCGTGAAAACGGTCTGGGTGATATTATTAAGAATGAAATTAATGTATCATTTGGTCGTAACGAAGATAACAAGGCAGCAGAGTATGCTGAACTTGCGAGGAGTCAAGGGCTTCAACCGACACAAAAGATGAAGGTAGAGCCCATGACTCTGAAAGCGCTAGTCCGTGAGCGTATTGAGGCAGGTAAAGAAATGCCAACGGAAATTTTCAGTGTATATACTGAAAATAAAACAACTATAAAAAGGAACAAGTAACATGAACCAAGTAACGACAAAAAAAGAAGGAGCATTAGCAATCAATATGTTTGAAGCTGATGCAAATCAAGGTGCTCAAAACATTGCGCAAGACGATCTTGCGTTACCTTTCCTAAAAGTTTTGGGACAATTATCTCCAGAGATAAATAAAACACACTCTAAATACATTAAAGGTGCTGAAGCAGGGATGATATTAAACTCTGTATCAGGTGAATTATTTAATGGTGAAGAAGGTATCGACGTATTGCCTGTGTTTTATAAAAGACAGTATATCGAATGGGCTGATAGAGGTGCTAGCACAGGTGCTCCTGTTGCTATTCACGAAGCTGATAGCGATATCATTAGTCAAACAACTAGGGATAAGTCGTACAAAGATAGATTACCAAACGGTAACTATTTAGAAAATACGGCTAATCACTTTGTAATCCACTTAGGAGATACACCATCAAGTGCTTTGATTTCTATGAAATCTACTCAATTAAAAGTTAGTAGAAAATGGAACTCAATGATGATGGGTATCAAAATGCAAGGCAAGAACGGTTTATTTACACCGCCTACATATAGCCACATTTACAAACTAAAGACTGTGCAAATGTCAAATGACAAAGGCACATGGTTTGGATGGGACGTAAGTAAAGTTGGACCAGTGTCGGACAAGGGAGTCTATGACATTGCCAAAAACTTTGCTGAAAGAGTAGGTAAAGGTGAGGTAGAAGCTAAGCCGGAAGTTCAAGAAGAAACTAAAAAATCTTTGAATTTATAAAATCCTGCGGGAGTGGACGGCGAAGCGAGAGTGGAACCGTCCACTATTAATTTATGAATGAGAAGATAGAAAAACAACCTGTTTCCTATGAAGATTGGATAGATCTTGGCAGGGTTATCATCCCTTGTTTTAAAGGGATACCCGAAGTCAAGGATTGGTCCAGTCCGGATTTTAAGATAACGAAAGAAGAATGGAAACAAAAATACCAACACTGCGAAATAGCACTACGATTAGATCAAGATACAGATTTTGATATAGATAATCCTATCGTACAAAGATTTACAAATTTATATTTAAAAAATAAAAATGCAGTTTTTGGAAGATACAGTAATCCAACAAGTCATTATATTTGGAATGACCAATTAAAATTTAAACAATTTATATTACCAAAAGAATTAGAAAAGTTTTGTCAAAAGTTTCCACACGGTAACACACTTTGTGAAATAAGAAGTGATGCAAAACATTATACAATAGTTCCAGAGTCTCAACACAGTAAAGCAGATGAAGTTGTTAAGTGGGAAGTATTTAATGGATTTAAAAAATACCCTGGAGATTTAAAATTAGATTTAGGTAAGATTGCATTATCAACTGCACTATGTATTTTATATGCAAGTTCTGGTCAAAGAGATGCTTATTGCACAGCCATAGCAGGTGTTTTAATTAAACACACTGAATGGTCCGAAGAAGATATAAATAATTTTATTTTACAAATTGCTAAAGAAGCAAACGATGATGAGTATGAAAAAAGAGGAACTAAAGGAAGTACAATTAAAAAAGCACAACGTAAATATGGTATGCCTAAACTGGCAGAGATAATTGGTTGTGATCAAAAATCTATAGCAGAAATATTTTCATGGATTGGTATAAATGAATCTGTAAATGAGGCAGCTAGAGAATCTATTGGAGATATAATAGAGTATGGTGGTAACAGATTTCATGTAGAGGTTAATTCAGTATTTCAAGGTAAAACAGAAAAGAAAGTTGTAACCATAGATGGCCCAACACTTAGAAATAGAAAATTGTTTTATGATGCAATCATAAGTCAAGCGTCAGTTTGGATTCCTAAAATGAAAGATGATGAATTTGAAACTGTAATGAGAATGAAATTTGAATCAAGAACTTTATCAGAATATTATGTTGAAGAAGCTGATGAAGATTTAAAATTTAAAAAATACTTTAGTAAATATATTCAAGAGACAAAAGCGTATACTGATAAAAAGGAATTAGCTAACTATGGTTTTCCATACTATAATATGAAAAGAGCACAGTTAGAATTTGATTTAGATTCATTCGAAGACTATTTACAAAAACAAAGAGTTAATTTTGAAAGAGTAGATTTAGTTTTAAAGATACAAAGAATTTTAAAAGCTAGAAAAATAAAAGGTAAAGTTAATAATAAATCTTGTGTATCTTGGAGAGTGTTTAATTATGAATTAAATAATGACGATTTAATTATAGAAGGAGAAGCACACGAGGTAAAGGAGATAACAAATGAGTCCTAAGTTTATCTCAGGTCCTCCAGGTACAGGGAAGACTAATATGTTTTTAACTGCTAAATATTTAGAGTTATTAAAAAAATATTCACATAATAATATAATAGTATTATCTCATACTAATGTTGCAGCTGATGAAATTAGAGATGCAATACTTGAACTACCAGAAATAAAAGAAAAAGGACTTACTAAAAAGTCTTTAAAATATAAAATTTGTACTATTCATTCTTTTTGTAAAAGCAGATTAGTGGGTAAAAAAGAAGTGTTTGATGCAGATGATCATAAAAATTTAGGCATGATAAATACTCTATTTAAAATTCAATCTATTCAAGGATTTGATCCTGATAAACATGGTTTTTATAAATATTTAAAAAATGCATTTGGTAGAGGTTATGATGATTTAAAACAGTTTTGGAAAGTATGTGATCGAGATTCTTACAAGCCTTACAGCATTAACATGATTGAAGAAATGGAACCTATTTATATTGATTACAAAAAAAATAATAATGTTTGTGACTATGATGACATGATTAAAGAATTTTTAGACAAGGCAAAAGAACCAGACATAGATGCATTAATTGTAGATGAAGCTCAAGACAGTAACGTTGCTCAAACAGAAGCATTAGAAAAGATGTCAACCAATGCAAAAGAATATTATATGGTAGGTGATGCAGATCAAACTATATTTGAATTTGCAGGAGCTAATGCAGATTACTATCATAAATTATCTAAAGATGCAGAACAATTAGAACAAGGTTATAGATGTGGAGAAACTATTAACAAATTATGTAAGAGCATAATCAAACCTATATGGGACCACTATGGTTATGATAGAGTTTGGAAACCTGCTGAAGGTATAGTTGGCAATCATTATTATTTACCAAGTTTAAAAACTAAATCTAGTGCTATGGAAAAGCTTTTAGATAAAATAAAAAATACTAAAGAAACTTTTTTATTTACTTTTAGAGGCAACCCTTCTGATACTTGGGTCAAGGAATTTTTTAAAGATCATGGAATCGAGTTTGCTCATGTAGGGAACACGGCTCACGTGCCAAAGAAAGAATTAAGATGTCATAAAGTATGGCCAGAGTTTGTAAAAGGTAAACCGGTATCACTAAAACAAATAAAAGATTTCTGGAGTTACATAGGAAGTAAAGTAGTTGTTAGAGGTAAAGGACAAGAGACTTTTGAAGATTGGATTAACCAAGATTACACAATAGATACTTTAATTAGTAAAGGTTATTTAAAACCAACACAAGAAACTGATTTTGCAATGGTTAGAACTAAAACAGAAAAAGATAGATTAGTTTATATAAATAAAATTTTAAGAAAAGGTTTTGATTTTGATGGAGATATTAGAGTTCAATATGGAAATATTCACACTGTAAAAGGTATGACATTTGACAACGTTATTGTTGATTTAACTGCAACAAGAAAAGAAGATTATTTTACTCAATTACGATTAAAATATGTAGCCTATAGTCGTGGCAGAATAGATTGTTGGACTATAGCATCACAAGGTAAATATACATTAGGAGGAAGAAGATGACACACAAAGATATGTTTAAAGATATAAGTTATGAATCATTAGAAAAGCAGGTAGGCGGGAAACATTATAAGTCTCTAAAAATTCAACCTGCACACTTTATAAATGAAAATAAACTTTTGTTTGCAGAAGGTAATGCAATAAAGTATATATGTAGACATTCAAACAAAGGGAAAGCAGAAGATATTAAGAAAGCAATTCATTATTTAGAAATGATATTGGAGAGGGATTACAATGTGTAAACATCCAGAAGACTTAGATCTAAAAGGAATAGATACTGTAGCGATTGATATAGAAACCTATGATCCTAACCTTAAAACAAAAGGTTTAGGAGCTATAAGAAAAGATGGTTTTATAACTGGTGTAGCTGTAGCTACCGGGAAAGATACAGTTTATTTTTCATTAAAACATAGTGATGATAATAAATCAGAAGAAGAGCTGGCTAAGTTTTGGGAACAAATGAATAAGAAATTGTTGCAAAACCCTGATATTACAAAAGTTTTTCACAATGCAATTTATGATGTTTGTTGGCTAAGATCCACTACCGGTAAAATGTTACAAGGTAGATTGGTTGATACTATGATTGCAGCATCAGTAATTGATGAAACTAGATTTAAGTATTCATTGGATTCTTTATCTAAAGATTATTTAAATGAATCAAAATATAAATATGATTTACAACAAAAAGTTTTAGAGTGGTCTGATGGTATA